CTAATAGAACAAGGTAATAAGGTATCTCTTGGAGAAGGGAAAGGAACTGTAAATCTTGGGCCAAAAGAAGATCAATTTATAAAAGATTTTAGAGGTGTTTTAGAAACATTTAATCAATCTCAGCTTGACAGAATTTTAAGAGCACCTATTGGAACAAATGTTGAAGGCTTAAATGTAACTGAGGGAAGCAAACAAGCTATAAGAAAATTTAGTTTAGTAAAGCAAGTAAATCCCGATTCACCATTTGTTGGAGGGTCAGGAACAGAGGGAGGAACTGGTAAAGAATTATTAGACGTTGATGCTGCGAGAGTTGCTAGTGCTCAGAAAAAAATAAATAAAATGCAAGAAGAAATAAAATTTGCTCAACAAATTAAAACTTTAGGATTAGAAGAAGCTACTATACAAAAAGAAATTGAAGCTATTACAAAAAATTTAAATGCAGAAGAATTAAAACTATTAGAAACAGGAGAATTAAATATAAGGGCTTTAATAGAAAAAAATAAAGAAGCGAAAGAATTTGAACAAAATGCTATAAATATAAATGCTGCTTTTGAGTCTCTAAGTGATTCAATAAATAATGATATTAAAGAAGGCATTAAAGGACTTATAAAAGGAACATCAACTTTAGGTGATATGTTAAATAATATTGCTGATAAATTCTTAGATCTTGCACTTAATCAGGGATTATTTGGTTCAATATTAGGTTCAAAAGGAGAAAAGGGAGGAGGATTATTAGGTGCTCTTGGTTTATTTGCTAATGGAGGTAGGCCACCAGTAGGCAAACCTTCAATCGTAGGAGAGAAAGGGCCAGAATTATTTGTACCAAGATCTTCTGGAACGATTGTGCCAAATAATAAACTTGGAGGTGGCGGTACTAACAATGTTGTTGTTAATGTAGATGCATCAGGTTCAGATGTTCAAGGCGATGATGCTGGAGGACAGGAACTTGGTACATTAATAGCTGCTGCTGTTCAAGGAGAACTTGTTAAGCAACAAAGACCTGGAGGTTTACTTAACAGATAATGGCTACTTTTCCTGATTACAACCCACAATATTCTGCTACAAAACGTAGTCAGCCACAGCAACGTATTACACAGTTTGGCGATGGCTACCAGCAAAGAACCACTTTCGGATTAAATCAAGATCCTAAAGTTTGGAATCTTACTTTTAATGTTGATGACGAAGATGCTACTGAAATAGAAACATTTTTAGAAAATGAAGCTAAGAATGGTTCATCATTTGATTGGTCCCCTCCTGATACAACTACAACATTTAAATGGATATGTAGAAGTTTTTCTAAGGAAATATTTGAAATTAACCGAAATAGAGTAACTGCTACTTTTGAACAGGTATTTGAACCTTAATGGCAATCCCAACTTCCGCACTACAAGAGATAAATCCTGGTTCAATCATTGAGCTTTTTACGATTGAATTAAATACAGCACTACATGGTTCAAACACCATATATCGTTTTCATAATGGTGCAAATATGAACGCAGATGGAGAAGTTGTATGGGCTGGTAACTCTTATTTGAGATTTCCTATTGAATGTAGTGGTTTTGAATTTGGTTCAACAGGTACTTTACCTCGACCAAGAATTTCAATAAGTAATATTTTTGGAACAATAACAGCAATAATGCAAGATATTAATACAACAACTGTCGGTAATGATCTTAATGGTGCAAAATTTACAAGAATAAGAACTTTGGCACGTTTTTTAGATGCCGTTAATTTCACTCCAGAAACAGTTACTAGCACCTCAACTCAAACTGTTGCTGATCCTGCTGACGGGGAAACTGTCACATATACTGTCACAGTAGTTCAAGATTCTGGTGGTGCAAATGTTTTTGCAATAAATGGAGTTCAAAAGCCAGTTATAACAATGAAACGTGGCTCAACCTATATTTTCAATCAATCTCACAGTTCTAATGTAAACCATCCTTTACGAATAAAATCCGATGCTGGTGGACAACAGACTACAGTTAACGCAGGGACTTTAGGCACAGATGCAACTGTAACTTACTCTCCAGCTTATCCTTCTGCTCCAAATGATCTCAGATATTATTGTCAAACTCATGGAAATAATATGGGTAATACAATTACAATGAATAATCCAAATACAATCCAGCAAACAACAACTTCATCATCTACTACACAGACCAATCCTTATGGAACACCCGATCCAACAGCAGAGTTTCCACAGGAAATTTATTTTTTGGATAGAAAAGTCACTGAAAATAGAAATGCGGTTACATGGGAAGCTCAATCTGCTTTAGATTTAGTAAATGTAAAATTACCAAAAAGAATAGCAACTAAAGAAATATTCCCTGGTATTGGAGCGTTTAGAGGATGACTTGGAAAGATATTGCTTTACAACACGCAAAAAAGGATGCACCGCATGAAGCCTGTGGTTTAGTAGCTGTCTATAAAGGAAAAGAAAAGTACTTTCCCTGTAAAAATCTTGCTGAAGATTTGGGAGAACAATTTATTTTAGATCCTGACGATTGGATAAATGCTGAAGATCAAGGCGAAATTGTAGCTGTATTTCACAGCCACCCAGATCATCCTCCTACACCTAGTCAAGCTGATCTTGCCAGTTGTGAATATTTAGATTTACCTTTTTATATTGTCACTCCAGAAACATCAGATTGGTATTACTTTGAACCTTCTGGGTATGAAAAAAGTCTAATTGGTAGGGAATGGGTATGGGATATTCAAGATTGCTGGAGTTTAATTACTGATTGGTATAAACAGAAAAAAGATATAGTTATAAAGCATTGGAAAAGACCTAAAAGCCCAAAAGAATTTTCTGAATCTCCTTTATTTGAATATGGTTTACCCAAAGTAGGTTTTGTAGAAGTAGATGAGAATGATGAGACAGAAGTTGGAGATGTCTTACTTATGGACACAACTAATACAGGCAAATTAGATCATGTGGCTTTATATGTAGGAGATCAAACTATCCTTCAACATTGTGTGAAAAGACTTAGTTCTAGAGAAACTTATGACGAAAAATGGATAGAATGTACAAAGAAGAGGTATCGCTATGCTCAGTAAAATAAAAGTTTACGGCAGATTAGCTCGATTCTTAGGACAACGTACTTTTGAAGCTGAAATAAACTCTACAGTAGATGCAATTAGATTTTTAACAGCAAACTTTCCTGCTCTGCAATCACACATGATAGAACAAAATTATTGTGTAAAAGTTGGAAATTATGAAATAAACGAAAAAGAATTGGATGTGCCTGTCGGCCAACAAGAAATAAAAATAGTACCTGTAGCTGTTGGTTCTAGAAGAGGTCTTGGAAGATTTTTACTAGGAGCAGTTCTTATTGGAACAGCTATTTTCTTACCTGGTGCTGCACCCGCATTAACCAAAACTGGTTTTGTTGCAGGAACGGCAGGAGCAAGTGGTCTAACTGTTGCATTAGGAAATTTAGGTTTATATTTTGCATTATCTGGAGCAGCAGAAATGCTAACCCCTACACCAAGCAACGAAAGCTTTGACGATCCAAATAGTTTTAATTTTAATGGAATTTTAAATACCATAAATGCTGGAAGTCCGATTCCAGTAGTTTATGGCGAAGTTTTTACTGGATCTATAATTGTATCAGCAGGAATTGATACAGAGGACTTTGCAGGAGGAACATAATGTTTAAACTACCTGAAAGAAAAGAAATTCAACTTAATCCTTTCAAATGGTTTGGAGGTGGAGGTGGAGGCGGTACTGCCACTATCAGTTTTGGTTCAGTACAAAGTAGGCAAGCAGTAAATATTGTAGAAGTTTTAAGTGAAGGAGAGATTGAAGGTTTTCCTTCGGCAGCAGGACTTACTCAAGGAACTGATGCTTATAATAAAGCCTCTTTAAAAGATGTGTTTTTAGATAAGACACCTATTGTAAAGTCATCAGCAGATTCAAGCAATATAACAGATGCCGATTTTAACTTTCAAAGAATCCTATTTAAAACTCGTTTTGGAACGGCAAATCAAACTTCTATACCTGTTGTCAGCGATATAGAAACAGAAGTTAGTGTGAACGCTCCAGTAACTAATGCTGCGTCTGTTACTCGAACAGTAACCGAATCTAATATTGATGAAATTAGAGTCACAATACGTTTTGATGGTCTTGTCGCAATCAATGAAAAAGATGGCAAAAATTTAGGAACTACAGTTGATGTATTTATATTAATTACTGAAAATAATGGAAGAACAACTCGTTTTGACAAGAATCAAATTACTGGCACTGGCCCTGGTGGATTCTTAAACTTATTTACAGTGCCAACGTCTGCTTTTAGTGTTAGCGGTAAATCAAGAAGTGCATATTCTAGGGATTTTAAGATTACTTTAAGAGAAGATACGTCTTTCCCAATTTCAATAACAGTTGGTAGAGACTCTGCTGATAGCACAAGCGAAAGAGTAACAGACACCTTTAGGTGGTCATCTTTTACAAAAATAATAGATGAACAAAGGCCATATCCAAATGTAGCTCATAATTATTTGCGTTTTGATGCGGAGCAATTTCCTAGTATTCCAAGACGTTTATATAGGATTCGTGGAATCAAAGTTAAAATTCCACATAATGCAACTGTAGACCAAACAACTGGAAGATTAATCTATACAGGTACTTTTAATGGAACGCTTACTACAACTACACATTGGACAAGCGATCCTGCATGGATATTATTTAACTTAATCACGGAAAGTCGCTATGGACTAGGAGAACATATTACTGAAGCTCAACTAGATAAATATTCTTTTTATAGTGCTTCTGTCTATGCTTCTGCATTAGTTGATGATGGTCAAGGAGGTCAAGAGCCTAGATTTAGTTGCAATGTAGTTTTAAATAAAAGAGCAGATGCTTTTAAAACAGTAATGGCTCTCAGTTCCGTGATGAGAGCTATGACATTCTGGGGTGCAGGATCTTTAACTCTTACTCAAGATAGACCTACAGATGCCAGCTATTTATTCAACTTATCAAACGTAACTTCTGAAGGATTTATATATTCTGGTACAAGTTTAAAAACAAGATCGACTGTTGTATCGGTGTCTTACTTTGATATGAACAATCAAGAGCCAGATTTTGAAACTGTAGAAGATACTGCTGCTAAAAATAAATATGGAATTATTCATAAAAAAGTAACGGGTTTTGGTTGTACTTCTAGAAACCAAGCAAGAAGATTAGGAAGATTTATCTTGTTTGAAGAGCAGCACTCTACTGAAACAATCAGTTTCACTACAGGGATAGGAGAAGGTGTAGTTGTTAGACCAGGGCAAGTAATTGAAGTAAGCGATCCAGTAAGAGCAGGATTAAGAAGAGGTGGTCGTATTAGCTCTGCTACAACTACAACTATTACTGTTGATAACACAGCAGACACCGATTTAGATGCCACGAACAACGCAACAATAAGTGTTGTTATGCCTGATGGCAGTGTAGAAAAGAAAGATGTAAGCAATATTTCTGGTGCTGTAATTACAGTAGCGTCTGCTTTTTCTTCTGTTCCTAATAGAAATAGTATTTGGATACTTGAAAATACAACCCTACAAACTACTCAATGGAGAGTCGTAAGCGTAACAGAAGATAAGGATAATTATGCGATTGTTGGAACGGCTTACAACTCAGGAAAATTTGCATTTATAGAAGATGGATCTGCACTACCTGTTCGGAATATAACAATATTAAATGAACCTGTTCCTGCTCCTTCTGCTCCTGTTGTTACAGAAGAATTTTTCACAGAAGGTAGTAGAGCAAGAACAAGATTAAATATAGACTTTAATTCTGTGCCAAGAGCTATTCATTATGAATTAAAGTATCAAGTAGATAACGGTAATTTTCAAACCTTACGATCATTAACACCCGAATTTCAAATACTGGATTCTTTAGAAGGTATTTATAATTTTGAATTAGTTAGTGTTGGTTCAAATCTTGAATCATCAGCAAATCCAACAACTTTTACACATATTGCTGTAGGAAAAAGTGCGATTCCAGGGGATGTAACTGGTCTAACCGCAGAACCTATAAGCGATAAACTTGTAAGATTACGTTGGAATTTATCTGCGGATTTAGACGTTACTCATGGTGGGCGTGTTTATGTAAGACACTCGACAAAAACAGATGGAACTGGAACTTTTTCTAACGCTACTGATCTTATCGAAGCACTTGCAGGAAATACCACTACTGCGGAAGTTCCTTATTTAGAAGGGGAATATATTTTAAAATTCCAAGATGATGGAGGTAGATTTAGTGCAGGAGAGGCAAGTGTTGTAATAGATTTACCTGATAATCTTGCACCTTTAATAGCTTTAACAAGAAGAGAAGATTTAGATGTTCCTAAGTTTCAAGGAACGAAAACTAATGTTGCTTTTGATGCTGTAACAAATTCCTTAAACCTAGCTGGTGTTGGACAGTTTGATGCAATTAGTGATTTAGATGCGGTTACTTCTCTAGATGATGTTGGAGGTATTGCACCATTAGGAACATATGAATTTGGTGGTGCAGCAGGAACATCTTTCTTGGATTTAGGTGGTGTGTTCAGTCTTGATTTAAAACGTCATTTTCTTACAGAAGCATTTTTCCCATCAGATTTATTTGATTCAATTTCAGATATAGATGCAAGAGTAGATTTTGATGGACTTACAGCTACTAAAGTAAATGCGGAGATGTTAGTTGCAGTTACTCAGGATAATCCCTCCTCTGGATCGCCTACATATACAGCGTTTCAAACATTTGCTAACGGAACTTATAAAGGTAGAGGATTTAAGTTCAAAGTTAATTTAACAAGTGATGATCCCGACCAAGACATAAAAGTATCTCAATTAGGTTATACAGCTTCGTTCCAAAGAAGAACTGAACAAAGTACAACTACTATTTCATCTGGAGCAGGAGCAAAGGCTGTTACATTTACAGATTCTTTCTTTACTGGAACTTCTGCAATAGGTGGTGTAAATTCAAATTTACCTTCAATCGGAATAACTGCACAGAACATGGCAAGTGGCGATTTCTTTGAATTATCTAATATTAGTGGTACAGGATTTACTGTTCATTTTAAAAATTCATCAAATGCTTCGATTGATAGAAATTTCACTTATCAAGCTGTCGGATTTGGTAAGGGATGATAAAATAAAATAAAATATTACCGAAATGGCAAGAGTCAACAGTACAACCAAAGAAACAGGTAATAATTTTAATGTAGCCAATGGAACGGGTGCTCAAGTCCGTGCAGGGATAAATGATATTTTTACAGCCCTAAGAACAATAAATTCTGCTAGTGGAGATCCATCAGGTGATGCAAATGTAGTACAGTTTCAGCCACATATAGATTCATCTACTAATTTGCTAAAAATTTGTACTTCTGTATCTTCTGGAACTGGCACGTTTACAACTATTGGAAATATTACACAGGCTAATTTAGGTCTAGCTCCAGTTGCAGGAGCAACCTTTACAGGAGATGTTGTTCATAATTACACTACAGCTTTACAAATACCTGTTGGAACAACAGCACAAAGACCTGGTTCTCCTTCAACAGGAGATTTTAGATGGAATAGCACTTTAGGAAGTGCTGAAATATATAATGGTTCTGCCTTTGCTGCTGTGGGGGGCGGTGCTGGAGCTACTGGAGGAGGTAGTGATGAAGTATTTTTTGAGTCGGATCAAGCAGTTACAACATCTTACACTTTATCCACTGGAAAGAACGCACATACAGTAAGCCCTACAATTAACTCAGGTGTTACTGTAACAGTGCCATCTGGTGCAATTCTTGTTATTCTTTAATTATGGCTTTAAACATTAACGGGACTACTGGTATTTCTGGAGTTGATGGATCAGTTTCCGCACCAGCATTAACAGGGACAGATAGCAATACTGGTATAACATTTCCTTCTGCTGACACTATCAAGTTTTCGACTGGTGGTGTTGAGAGGATGGCTATAACAAATAGCGGTGTTACTGGTGTTGGTGGTGGCATCACAATGTCCGACCAATGGAGACTAACTACAACATATAGTGTACCTAACGCTTCAGATACTTATATAACCTCTAATTGGGAGAGAGTCGATTCAGATGGTTTTGGGCAACTTGGTACAGGGATGACAGAATCTTCTGGTGAATTCACATTCCCATCAACAGGAATTTATTTAATTACTTGGCACGTAGATGCTTATGCAAGCTCAGGAGCTTTGCCAAGAGGAATGAATAGGATATACACAGCAACTGATGGCTCTAGTTATGGATGGGCTGCTAATGCTAATTGCACAATGGCTTCGGGTGGTTATTCGACAACGGATGCTCTTTTTCAATTTGATGTAACAAATACTTCAACACATAAGGTAAAGTTTTTAGTTTATTATACAGCCGCTGGTGTTCAAATAACAGGTAATACTAATTCAAATCAAACATATGCAACTTTTACTCGTTTAGGAGATACATAATGGATTTTTCTACAGGCAGAGCAGATCACATAGAGGATTATTTAGTTACTGTCAGAACAGGACAATGGTTTGGCTGGAGTGATTCTAAGAATAAAATTTATGCAAACCTTATTGTGCATGATGGTGGTTCTAAACCTACTGAAACTGATTGTACTAATGGATTAAAAGCATTACAAGACGCTTGGGATTTAGAAAATGATTCATATAAATCACAACGTAAAGCAGAATATCCAAGTATTGAAGATCAGCTAGATACGATTTATCATAGTGGTGTAGCTGGTTGGAAAACTACTATCAAGGCAATAAAAGACAAGTATCCAAAGCCTAGTTAACTATGACAGCAAAGATTAAACTAAACGCAGCATCAGGTGGTGGGTCAATAAGTATTCAAGCACCTTCATCATCTAGTAATAACAGAGTTATAAGTTTGCCTGATATTGCAGATGGAACGCTTGTAACAAGTCAAAGTACACTTGATGCAACAAAACTTTCTGGTAATTTACCCGCTATTTCAGGTGCAAACCTTACTGGAATATCCGCAGGAATTACAGATGCAGATCAATGGAGAGTTACTGCAAACTTTAATATATCATCAGGTAATGATACTATTGCTTCAAATTGGGAGAGGAATGATAGCACATTTGACAAAATCGGTAATGGAATGACTGAATCAAGTGGAATATTTACTTTTCCCACGACTGGGATTTGGTTTATAAAAACTTCTTTTAATGCAAACGGAAATAATATTAGGTATTTTGGAAGCGTTATAGACGCAACAACTAATGGAGTTGATAACTACTCTGAAATTGCTGAAAACTTTGATTCAATGGCATCAGGACAAGACTATTTTTCATGTGTTACTACTGAAGCTATCTTTGACTGCACAAATGTATCAACGCATAAAATAAGATTTAGATGGTATTCTAATGCTAATGGTGTGATGGAAGGTTCTAGTATACGCCAAAGAACTGGTGTAACATTTATTAGATTAGGGGACACTTAAAATGATTTTTAGACCTACACACATAGAAGATTATCTTGTTACTGTTAGAACAGGACAATGGTTTGGGTGGTCTGATTCAAAAAACAAAATCTATGCAAACTTAATAGTGCATGATGGCGGTTCTAAGCCAACTGAGAAAGAATGTACAGATGGACTTGCTGCATTACAGGCTGAGTGGGATTTAGAAAATGATAGTTATAAATCAAAAAGAAGAGAATCTTATGATAGTTTGGCTAATCAATTAGATATGTTGTACAAGGATATTGTTGCGGGTAAACTAGATACAACTGGA